CTGTGCGGCGATTATAGCAGAATTAGACGCATATCATCAAAGCAAGAAGGCCAAGGTAGGTATTAGAAAGAAAAAACCAGTACCACCAGAGAAGCAGGTAAGGAAATTAAAACTGCTAAGAAAGTTTGAAGAGTTCAAATTAGAAACTGTAGAGCCTACTAAAATTCTTAAGTCAAGTGAAATGTGGGTTTACAATACTAAAAATCGTAAACTACAATACTACGTAGCTGACGAATATGCTAAAACTTTTACAGTTAAAGGTACAAGTATTTTAGGATACGATACTAACAAGTCAGCACAAAAGACACTGCGTAAGCCACAAGAAGTTCTTAAAGAACTTAGGATGTCGGGTAAGCCAGATAGCCGTAAACTGTTTGACAAATTAAAAACAACAGCTACAGCAGTTAATGGGCGATTCAACGAAAACTTAATTATCATTAAAGCAACTTAATCAATACTCTGCCGAGTTGATAAATACTATTAACGGAGAAACTTAAATGGCAGATTTAACAACACTAAAAGATGAACTATTCAACTATGTTGAGAAACGCCTAGGTGGCGGAATTGTTGACGTTGAACTAGATCCAGATCATTATGAAGTAGCGTACGACAAAGCATTATCAACTTATAGACAAAGAGCACAGAATGCTTACGAAGAAAGTTATAATGTAGTTGAACTACAAGAAAATCAAAATACTTACACACTTCCAACAGAAGTTAGTTCTGTTAGACAAGTATTTAGACGCACAATGGGTGACAGTACTGGCCCATATAGTTCAAGTTTTGATCCTTTTTCATCAGCAACTTTAAACGTTTATCTATTAAACTATTCACAAGCAGGCGGCCTAGCAACATATGATATGTACACTCAGTATGTAGAAATGGCGGCAAGAATGTTTGGTGGTTACATGAATTATACGTTCAACCCTGTGACTAAAGTATTAAGTTTAGTCCGTGATCCTAAATCATCGGGCGAACAAATACTGTTATGGACATACAATCAGAAACCTGAGATAGTATTATTACAAGATAATGCAATGAAGCAATGGCTAAGAGATTATACATATGCGGCAAGTAAAATGATTATTGGTGAAGCAAGAGAGAAGTTTGCCTCTATCGCAGGTCCACAAGGTGGTACAGCACTTAATGGTGCATCACTTAAAGCTGAAGCAAATGCTGAAATGGATAGATTGATTGACGAATTAGCAACGTACACTGATCATAGTCAACCACTTACCTGGATAATTGGTTAATGAAAATAAATGAAATCATAAAAGAAGGCGCGGTATTTGCCAGAGCAACAGGCAAAGGCGGTGCTGGAGGTGCGGCCAAAGTTAAAATGAAATGGCGTTGCGACTCAGGACCAAGAGCAGGTCGTATTGTAGGGAAACCTGCAGACTGCGGTGGTGCTATTGACGTTGCTAAACGTGCAAAAATGAAAAAGACTCGTGCTAGAACTAAAGTAAGAGCGGCACGTAGAGCTAAGAAGACAAAAAAATTAAATGTAGCAAGTAAGATCATGCAAGCGTTAAACAAGTTTCATCGTAGAGACTTGCAAAAGCGTGCCTCACAAAAAAGACGTAGACCAACAGAAAAAATCAAAAAGCGTGCCTCACGTCCAACTAGACCAACACGACCACAAGCAAAGAAACGTAAATCAAAAAAATTCAAATAGGTTGACCATTTAATTTAATAATGCTATAATACGTATTATGGACTTAATGATTGACATAGAAACACTCGCCACTGGACCTGACGCTATGATTATGACAATAGCGGCACAGGTATTTGACCCTTTATCCACAGGATGGCCTGATCGCCACTTCTATGCTAGGGTTACGCCTGAAAGTCAACCTAATCGTAAAACAGATGATACTACTATTGAATGGTGGGCCCAACAAGGACCTGAAGCACAACGAGAAGTGTTTGAAGAAGTAGGGAGAAGAGACTTACATGACTGTTTAGAAGAACTTGGTAAACTGATATGGCAAAGTGATCGTATATGGGCAAATGGCATTTGTTTTGATATGAACATATTAGAACATGCTTTCAAAGAACATGGTATCCCTTTACCCTGGAAGTTTTGGAGTGTACGTGATGCTAGAACTGTTTATGCTCTTTGGCCAGATTTACTTCAACCTAAATCAGCTAGTCATCATGCACTAGATGATTGTAAACGACAAATTAAAATGTTACAAGACTGTATTAAACACCTAGGGATAAACAAACTAAAATGATTATAGCACTCAGCGGAGTAGCAGGAAACGGCAAAGATACTGTAGCAGATTATCTTGTAAACAACTATGGGTTTAGAAGAGAAAGTTTTGCTGGTAATCTTAAAGATGGCATAAGTGCTGTGTTTGGTTGGGATAGAGAAATGCTAGAAGGACGTTCAAAGTCAAGCAGAGAGTGGAGAGAACGAGTAGATCCATGGTGGGCAAAACGTTTAGATATGCCTGAGCTTACTCCTCGTTGGATACTACAGTATGTTGGCACTGATGTTATCAGAAGTAATTTTCACGATGATATGTGGATAGCCAGCTTAGAAAATAAACTTAGAAAAACAGATGATGACATTGTTATTTCAGATGTTAGATTTAAAAATGAAGTAGCTATGTTAAGAAACTTAGGTGCAGTCTGTGTAGAAGTTACTAGATTTGAAAAACCTGACTGGTATCAAATTGCTATGGCCGGCGGTAGTTTAGAAGACTCAGGTATACATCGAAGTGAGTATGATTGGATTGGTACTAAGTTTGATCATAAATTAGATAATAATGGTTCTATGGATCAGTTGTATGAACAAATAGAATCTTTACTATCTAACTATATTATACATCAGGACTGATATCACCCGGCTTCCAAGAAGAATCCTGCTTCTGAAGAATAGCACTGCAATTCAAACAAACTGATCTTAAATTAATTAATTCTGTGTTATTTAAATTTCCATCTATATGATATACCTGTATTTGACTACCATGCTTTGCTCTAAATTTACAAATGTCACACGTAGACTTTTTAACATATCCTTTTAAACGCCATCTTGGTGTAGGTGGTTTTACTTTACGGTTCTTATTAATACAAACCGCACACCGACTACGGTAATGTGTTTTGCCGTCTTTTTTATAGTTGATAGCGGCCGGAAATTGATTACAGGCCTTGCATATAGGGCGTTTCATAGCAGTATTTAGTAGAAAACCTTTGCAAAGGCTCACATAACAGGGTGATTTAGGTCTAATCGTATAAATATTCGTAACAGTTATATACTGAATTATAAACGAGGAAAATATTATGGCATTAGTATCCCCAGGCGTAGAAGTAAGTGTAGTTGACGAAAGTCAATACTTACCAGCCGCAACAAATTCAGTTCCTTACTTGCTTATTGCAACAGCACAAAATAAAGTAAGTGGTACAGGAACAGGAGTAGCGACAGCAACAACTGCCGCAAACGCAAACAACATACAACTAGTGACTAGTCAAAGAGAACTAGCATCACTATACGGTAGTCCATTCTTTTATTCAAGTACTAACGGTACTCCATTAAATGGCTACGAACTTAATGAATACGGATTATTAGCCGCTCACTCAGTGTTAGGTGTTTCTAACAGAGCATACGTTCAACGTGTTGACGTTGACTTAGCGGCACTATCAGCAAGACTAACTAGACCAGTTGGTGACGCAGATGATAATTCATACTGGTTAGACACTGCAGAAACCAAATGGGGTTTATTTGAATTTAGTGCAACAACTGGTAAATTTACAAATGTAGTACCAGTAGCAATTACATCAACAGACGACTTAACTGGTGGTGTTCCAAAAACATCAGTTGGCGCAATTGGTGATTATGCAGTAGTTACAACTAACACAGCAAATCCAGTTTACTATAAAAATAGTGCAGGTGCGTGGGTATTAGTTGGATCAGACGATTGGCAAAATGCTTGGTACTCAGTACAAAGTGGAACAACTAATCCAGTACTAACAGCAGGACATGAACTTATTATTAATGGTATAACTGTTACTGCTTCAGGTACAACTGTTGCTTCATTAGCAAGTGATATTAACACTTTATCAATTGCTGGTATTACTGCGGCCGCTGTTGAAGGCAAGCTAGAAATTTATGCAGACTCAGATGTGACTCCAGAAGGATCAGCAGGTGATGGTGCATGGGATATTATAGCAGGCACAGGTACACTATTAACAGATTTAAGTATTACAGCTGGTACAAAATATGCTCCAGAATTTACACAGGCTAAGCATACAAGTTTACCACGTTGGAAATCAACTGACACAACTGCACGTCCAACAGGCTCTTTATGGCAAAAAACTACTTCAGTTAACAATGGTGCTAACATTGTTGTTAAACAGTATGATGAAGCTACAGATTCTTGGACTACAATCACAGTTCCATTATATGCTGATGATGCCACAGCAAATAAAGAACTTGATCCAGCAGGTGGCGGTAGAAATGTTACAGCAGGTGTAGTATACGGATATCTAGATTGGTCTGAAAACTATACAGCTACATTAAAATTACATGTTCGTTCACAAACAGGTGAAACAACAGTAACATCAACAACAGCTAGTCCAACAATTACAACAGGTTCACAATTTACTATCTCAGCTAGTGCGAAAGGTTCGTCAACAATGACAACAGCAGTCACAGCTACAGTTAGTGGTACAACAATTCAAGACTATGCTTCAGCATTTAATACTGCTGGCGTAGCTAACACTGTTGCTTCAGTAACTGATGGATTCTTAACAATCAAGCATACACAAGGTGGTGCTATTGAAGTTAAAGATACAACAAATACAGCTACATTAGAAGCGTTTGGTATTTCAGCGTTAGCTGATTTAGGTGCTAACACAAGAGTTAAAGCAGATGGTTCAACAGCTATATTCTCAAACTGGAACGCATTAACATATGAAGCTAAAGCAACTGAGCCTACACAGGATCCAGCTAACTTAACATACTGGTATCATTCAGCAGTTGACGAAGTTGACGTGCTAATACATGATGGTAGTGCTTTTAAAGGTTATCAAAATGTAACTAACGATGTTAGAGGATTTAATCTTTCTAATACAAATGCTAAAGGTATTCAAGTATCAGCAAGTGCACCAACAACACAGAACGATACTGGTAAAACAGCATTAGCATATGGTGACTTATGGTTAGACTCAAGTGACTTAGAAAACTATCCAATGGTTAAACGTTGGGAAAGTGTTGATGGAACTGATCAATGGGTAACTATTGATAACGCAGATCAAACAACAGAAAATGGTATTTTATTTGCAGACGCTCGTTGGTCAACAGCAGATGTTGATCCAGTAAGTGGAGATATAGCAACTATTACAGCACTAGCAACAAGCAACTATTTAGATGCAGATGCACCAAGTGCGGCACTATATCCAGCAGGTACATTATTGTTTAACACAAGACGTTCAGGTTACACAGTTAAACAGTATAAAACAGATTACTTTAATGGAACTGATTTTCCAGATGCTAGTTTACCAACAAACAAAGATGCGTGGGTAACTGTGTCAGGTAATAAAGCAGATGGTTCACCTTACATGGGCAGAAAAGCACAACGTCAAGTTGTGGTAGCGGCTATGAAAGCAGGTATTGATACAAACACAGCAATACGTGAAGAACAAAGAGAGTTTAACTTATTAGCGTCTCCAGGTTATCCAGAGTTAATTCAAAATATGGTAGCACTTAACAATGACAGAAACAATACTGGTTTTGTTATTGGTGATACACCATTTAGATTAGCTGATAATTCAACAGAATTACAAAACTGGGCAAGCGATGCAGGTGGTGAAGGTTCAGACGGTGAAGATGGTCTAGTAACAAATGATCCATATGCGTCAGTATTTTATCCGTCAGCTAGAGCAAATGACTTAACAGGCACAGCAGTAGTTGTTCCAGCATCACATGCGATGTTAAGAACAATTATTAGAAACGACGAGCAAGGTTATCCATGGTTAGCTCCAGCAGGTAACAGACGTGGTTTAATTGACAATGTTACAGCATTAGGTTATGTTACAGCAACTGGTGAGTTTGAACAAGTTGCAAACAGAGAATCAGTACGTGACACTCTATATGAAAACAATGTTAACCCATTAACGTTTATTCCAGGTAGCGGATTAACTAACTACGGTAATAAAACTGTTGCAGGTGCTACATCAGCACTAGACAGAATTAACGTAGCTAGATTAGTTGCATACTTACGTGGTAAATTAGAAGCAACTGGTAAAGCATTTATGTTTGAACCAAATGATACAATTACACGTAACGAAGTTAAGAATGCAGTAGAACAGTTATTAAACGATATTACTGCTAAACGTGGTATTTACGATTACCTAGTTGTTTGTGATGAAACAAACAACACTCCAGCAAGAATTGATAGAAATGAACTTTATATTGATATTGCTATTGAACCAACTAAAGCAGTTGAGTTTATTTACATTCCAGTAAGAATTAAAAACACTGGAGAAATAGAAGCAGGTAATTTATAAAATAGTATATTTATAATATACGCAGATAATGGTTCTTCGGAGCCATTTTTTGTGACTGCAGAGTGATAAATACTTGCATAACAAGAAGGAGATATACAAATGGCGGTTTCATCATTAACAAAAATGACTGTTCCTTTAGCGAGCGATCAGAGTGCATCAACACAAGGATTATTGATGCCAAAACTCAAGTACCGCTTTAGAACGGTATTTGAAAACTTCGGTGTTTCAACACCAAGAACAGAATTAACAAAGCAAGTAATGGACTTTACTAGACCATCAGTTTCGTTTGACGATATTACAATCGATCTTTATAACTCGAAAATGAGAATGGCAGGTAAACATACTTGGGAAGATGTCTCAGTTAACTTACGTGACGATGCCGGTGGTAACGTTGCTAAATTAGTTGGCGAGCAACTACAAAAACAATATGACTTTATGGAACAATCCTCTGCTTCTGCAGGTATTGACTATAAATTCTTAACACGTTGTGAAATATTAGACGGTGGTAACGGTGCTAATGAGCCTGTAGTTTTAGAAACATGGGAACTATATGGTTGTTACTTAACAACAGTTAACTATAATGACTTAACATATTCAGAGTCATCACCAGCAACTGTTACATTAAACATTAGGTTTGATAACGCAGTACAAACACCATTATCAACAGGTGTTGGTACAAGCGTTGGTAGAACATTAGGCACAGTAGTAACAGGCTAATAGATTATGGCAGGCTTCTTCGATGACGTTCTGAAGGGGTTCCTAGGTAGTGACTATCTTAAAGATTATAGGCACGCCAGCAAAACATTTAGATCTGCTGGCTATGCCCTTGCTCCTAGACTCAAATATCTCTTCCATGTACATTTCAATATTAATACTACTGAAATACCTGGTCTTACGAAGTTATTTGGAGCCAGAGATACTTCACGTATCAGTGTTCTAACAAAATCAATACAATTACCTAACTACACGTTTGATGTTGATACTATGAATCAGTACAACAGGAAACGAAACGTTCAAACAAAAATTAATTATGAACCAGTAACAATTGACTTTCACGACGACTCAAGTGATATTGTGAGATCATTATGGTTCTCATACTATAATTACTTTTATAAAGATCCAAGTCAAGGTTACGGTGGCAATCAAGCAACACAGTCAACTAACAATGATGCAGGCGGATTACTACCTAATCTGATTAAAGGGATGATTCCAAATACAGCTGAAATTTTAACTGGCGGTGGAATAGCAGGTGGATTCAACGGAGTGTTTAACAGTGGAAATCCAGGCAATAGTTCAGATCAAAATCTAAGAGATATATACGAAAAAGATAGAATTGGTAACGATTGGGGGTATATGGGCGAAGGCGTTGCTGGAGCTAAAAATAAACCTCAATTCTTTAGAGATATTACAATTTATGGCTTTAATCAACACAGCTTTGTTTCGTATACATTAATAAATCCAATCATTACAGAATTTAGACACGACACTTATGATTATTCTGCAGGTGGCGATACTATGACAAATGCAATGACTCTTAAATTTGAGTCAGTGAAATACGGTAGTGGTGCTATTGGTACTAGTCAAGTCCCAGGATTTGCAAACCCAGAACAATATGATACAGAGCCTAGTTCACTAAGCCGTCCAGGATCAACTAACTCCTTCTTTGGTCAAGGCGGTCTTTTAGATGCAGGTGTGGGCACGTTTGAAGATCTAAGTCAAGGTAACATAATAGGTGCCGCAACTAAAGCCGCTAGAGGCATAGGCACATTTAAGAAAATGGACGACCCAGGCAAGGTGTTTAAGGAAGAAGCATTGGGAGAAGTCAAAG